CAAGGCTTAAATCAGAAACCGTTAATACAGATACTTGCGATATTTCAATAGTAGTTACAAAACTAGCTGAAATTACAAACCCAGTTACACCAGTAGCAACTTGGCCTTGGGCAACATAATAATTAAAAAGGAGTAACTAATGGCATATACTTATGATAGAACCTCAGGTTGCACAATGGTATCAATTAAGATTAAGTGATGACTCAGGTGTGTCGTGGTTTGAACGAATAATGGTTTCAACATCAAGGGCAGCAGGTTCAGCTCTACCGGCAGGAACAGATACTATTTTTAATTGCTGTACTCGAATATCGGGAAGTATAAAAGCTGAATCAGGTGGTTTAGACACAATGAAAGTCTGGTTAAAAATTCAGGAGATATAAGGAGAAATCATGAAGGACAAAAGAAGCGAAGAACTAAAGAAAGAGATAGCGGATATATTCGCTGTGATCAAAGAAATTCCAGAAGCTAAGGACTTCGGAGTGAGACTAATATCCACTTTAAAGTCTGAGGTTGAAGGAAGGGGGAAACCATCTGAGGAAAAGCTCGCTAAACTCCGTAGGGGATGGGCCGCAATGGTATCCTCGTTCGAGGAATAAATGGAGAATTATAAACAAGCAAAAGGCAGGATGAGACGAAGGACATATGTAACTGCAACCCATTGTAACGGGGAAGGTGAACTAATAGCCAAAACATACAGCGTGCAACCTCCAGACCCGCCACAGTGCGTTAAACCTGGGTGTCTGTGGCAGTTCTTCAGAGATACTACTTATACCAGAACATCTATATCAGCGATTACAATATCCACAACCATAGATAGAGCTTTGACATGGACAAAATCAATGTCTCAGGGGATTACCGTAGCTGTAAGTATTATTAGAAAAACTGGCATCTTAATAACGACAACTTCTAACTTAGCTATATCCTCAGTAATATCAAGGTTAAGGAATAGAACAATCCTTACATCCCCTGGTTTAACAATCTCGACTACAATCGCTAGGGTTTTAACCCACACAAGGACTTTAGTATCAAATCTTAACATAAGCGCTTCAATAGTTAGAAAATGGAATAGAACGATTATTACATTGTCCAACCTGACAGCAAACTCCGTTATAAGCAGGGTTTTGACTTATACTAGAGATACAACATCGAACCTTAGTATAAGCGCTATTATAGCAAGGTTGCGGAACAGAACGATTACAATATCCCCAGGATTAACGATAAGTACTACAGTAGCGAGGGTTGTGACCTATACCAGATCGGTATCAACCGCAGTTGGTTTAACTATATCAGTGATAATTAGTAAAACCAGCGGCTATACAAAGACGTTATCTCAGGGCTTGACCATTGCTGTTAGTATATTAAAGACTTTTGGAGGATTGATAGCAACATCCACTAACATAGCCATTTCGGTTACTATCGCAAGAACTTGGAATATTATACGTTCAATCAGTTCTGGCCTTGTTATAGGGGTTAGTATAATAGTTACATCGGCTAATAAGATTATTATTACAGCAGGGTTAGTGGTAGGGGTGATAATTAGTAGGCTTCGCAGTGCCACAAAAACACTATCACCCGGACTTGCTATCTCGGTTATAATTCGCTACTGTGTTGTACTAAGGGAATTATTAAGAGTTACATTATCAAAGATGTCCACAATAAGAACACCAATATCGAGAATGACCGCTAAGAGGCTACCAAAATCAGGTATACCCTTCTGGCGAAGAAAGAGGAGTTGCAGCGATGACGACTAGCTATGATATTACAACCAATGTAGGGAAAGTTCGATTAAAGATTGGCGATACAGATACTACAGATGCCGTGTTCACTGACGAGGAATTAACCTACTTCCTAACGGTAAATTCTAATAATATAAATATGGCTTCTGCGGACGCTGCTGAAGCGTGGGCTTCTAAATACGCCGTAGCGCCTGATAGTGAACATATTGGTGATTACTCATACTCTCAGAAGATAGTTGATAAAATGCTCAGTCTGTCTAAGAGATTGAGGGAGATAGATTCAAGCACTCCTGCCTTCGATTGGTCGGAGCCTGATTATACTTCAGGAAGTGGAATAACCTCGGAGGATGATTAAATGAGTTATAGTTCTTTGTTAATTGATTCATGTGATGTTATGCGTTTTACAGAAGGTGCTATAGATGATTACGGGCATCCGATAAAGACGTGGGCTGTCTATTTAGATGATACAGCTTGCAGATTACAGGCCGGCGCGGGTAAAGAGATCTATGTTGGAGCCGAGGTAGTAATAGCTGACTATAAATTATTCTTAGGTGATGTCGATATAACAGAGCAGGACAGAGTTGTTTTAAACTCGGTCACTTATGAAATCTTATTAGTAGCAGATAAACAAGACGGAATAGACTCACACCATAAAGAGGTGTTTATGCAGACTGTCCGGTAAGTCGGGGTTGTGATATAATCCTTATTTCAATAATTAGTTGGTTTTTATGTAAATATGTTAAACATAGTGTAATGCTACCACTAAACCTCCAATTACAATTATATGACGGAAAATCTATTTTAAAAGCGTGTTCTCCATGAATGTAAACCATGTTATCAGTTAATGACTTCCCTTTAATTACAATATCACTACAGGTTAAAGGGCTTACAGACTCAATATTAGTGATTTCTATTATTGGAATATCATCACATAAAAGGTGCGTTGGACAGACGGTTGTATCTTCATCAAAAAATGGACTTTTCATTCTGTATCAACTCCCTTGTCACCTATAAATTCAACTTTATTCTCCCATACATTCAATAACCAGAATCTACTATCGTGTTCCTGTCGAATAACAAGCTGGATAACCCCCCATCTTTCATTTGTTTGAGTGAATAGCTGGCTTAAATATTTTGTTGGCTTTTCGTTTTCATCGACAACCTTATATTCAGGGAAAAACTTAAACCACTTCTGAAGATATATTACAAACTCATCTAAATCTAAATATGATATATCGGCGGTTAAAACATCGGGATAAAAAGGTGTCTTACAAAGTTTAAATCTTTTTTCATATTGATTACAATAGTCCTTGAACTCTTTAGCGTTAGAGGATGACGGCGGTATTAATATAATTGCTGTTCTATTACTCATTTCCTCTCCTTATTGTAATACGGTAAATATATCCGTTCTACTAGGATAATTAAAATGGATTTCACTTTGTTTTATAGAAGGGCTGATAATAAGTTTAATGTTAGCTATTGGTCCGGGCTGTAACAGCATTCGCAGGATCTGTTCTTGTGCGGGATGACACTCAATAGACAATATACCATCTTTGTTTTCTGCCAAATGTTTGTGAACTCCCTTTATCGTATTAACATCTTTTAGTAATTTAGTTAAATTCATTTCCTCTCCTTATCCCAATGCGGTGATTTACATTCAGGATTAGGACATACTTTGGGCTTGTTAGGTGTTCTCGGATACCATGTCCATCCGCATCTTTTACATTTATATGTTTTCATTATGACTCCCTTATCTTTACCAGACCATCATCGTGCCATTTCCGACCTATTCTTGGCTTAACATTTAAGACTGTACCTTTTTCTAGTGGTCCCTTCTCGGTTGCGAATCGTTTAGTAACTTCAACTTTCATCTTGACTCCTCTTATTAAGCTTCGTATCCTATGATAAAACTTTCGACCTGTTGCAATGTGTTATTGATTGTGAATGTCGCAATCTCCTCTCCGTCTTTATACAGGTACAAGAATGCCCCGTTCTCAGTTAATCCATATCCCTTATCTTGATTTTCCTTAGATAGCATATTAGTTAGATAACCTTTAATCATAATGTCCCTCCTTTAACCTTATATCCAAAGTATATACCTATAGGTAAACAATGTCAAGGGTTTTAACAGTAATTTTAAGGTATTTTAAAAATAATTATGAAAATAACAACAGCATTTAAGTTTAACTCAAATATTGGTAGTGCTAAAAAGAAAATTAGTAATGCTATTGGAGACTCATTAAAAGATGTGATAACTGATATAGCAGAAGAGGCTATAGAGGAAAGTCCTAAATTAACAGGGCATAATATGAGGTCCATAGCATATCAGATAGGTTCTAAGCATGTAGAAACAGGGCAATCTAAGGGTGGTGAGATGCCATTTAATAAATATGATTTAAACCTCAAATCGAATCAAGGTGCTGTTTTTTCTACTTCAGGGTACGGTGGATTCTTGGAAACTGGCACGTCTAGGATGTCAGCACAGCCCTATCTTAAACCAGCCCTAGACCATAATATAGGCAAATTAACCAAAGGTGTAAAGGATAGACTATGACCTTACTTGCGGTGTATATTCATGTGTTCAGCTCGTGTTACTAACGCTAGATTTTCAATTCTATTATCGGTTTTAACACCATTCTTATGATGTATAATTTCGGTCATCTCTAATAAGCGGTTGAGATGTTCTGCCATAATTAGACGGTGTTCTAATATGTAACCTGCAGCATTCGCCATTGGATAATAGGGGTTTTCAGGGTATATCTTAATCTCTCTATAACCACTAGTTATAGCACCACCCTTCCAATTAGTGCTATTCTTACCCCTAAAAGCAAGACCCCTACGTAAGCACATTTCATGAGAATGTTTAAACCCTATATTACTCACCCCTAAATTATGGCCACTAATAATATTAGAACAAATATTGCATAAAACATTACATGGTTTGCCGAATGTAAGTTTTACCCAGCGTTGTTTCCCACACTTTACACAAGAATGCCAAATGAAATTCGCTGTTGGTGGATTTTTCCCTATTTTGATTCCTTTGTAAATACATCTATCTAACATCATAATACTAGTATACTAAAAAGGAGAAGAAATGTCAATCGGAGATTCCAATATAATAGTAAGGGATTATTTACAGACATCCTCAACGACAAACGATCCTTTAATCGCCTTAATTTCAACAAGGATATATCAAGGGAGATTACCTGAGAACGCTACACTTCCTGCTATAAGCTATTTTATTAGAGGTGGTGGAGCTTCCTATCAGATACCAGATGGGATATGGCCTAGCTTTCAGTTCGTTTGTTGGGCTGATAGTCTACAGGAAGCCAGAGAAGTTTACCGTGCTCTATATGACGCACTACAAGGATTGGGTAACGCTGATGTAACGGTGGACGGAACCACTTATAACATAATTCAAGTAAAAGAGGAGGTTCAAGGTCAGGACTTACAAGATATAGATATACCAGATTATTTCAAAGTGATTTCATTTTTTCAAATAACAATTCGTAATTTATAGGAGGATAACATGGCAGGACCCCAAATAGGATATGGAACGACATTATCATGGGACGGAGATGCAGTAGGGCAACTAACCCATATAGGACCCGTTAATCTGACGATCTCAAAACAGGACTCAACAAATCTAGCACCCACAAGTGCAACCAAAACGATATTGCCCGGATTAATCGACCCTGGTGACCTCGAAATAGAGGGATGGTTCACTCCTTCAGATACCGGACAGGCTGGAATGAGGGCTGATATGCTCTCCAGGACGGTAAAGGAATTTATCATAACCTTTCCGACAGCTATTAGCGCTTCGACATGGACAGGAAACGCCTATGTAACTGCTATGGCGGCAGGTGATATAACCCCTGAAGGAATAGTACCTTTTACAGCTACGTTATCGATAACCGGTTTACCGGTACTCGGTGTGACGGCAGCTACTGGCCCGACTGACATCTTAATAACTGGTAATGTTGGCGCGGCATTAACTGAGATCCCGACTTATGCGGCAGGAACTTACATTTACAGTGTAAGCACAGCGGCAGATGCTACATTCAATGTTACGGTAACTGCACCTTCAGCTACCACAATTACAATGAATATAGACGGTGGTGCTGATATTGCATTAGTCACAACAGTTGCTTCCGGTGAACAGAACGCTAATACTGATGTCATTAATACAGTAGTTATTACTGTTGCTGAAACTGGAAAGTCATCTAAGGTTTACACATTACGATGTATAAACGGAACAACCTAAATAATTAAATTAGGGGGGTGAAATTCCCCCCTTAAAAGGAGAAACTATGATTACACTAGATAAAGAACGCAATTTACGGCTTACATTAAAGGGTATGCTGGAGTTTGAGAAACTCACCGGAAAGAATCTATTAAAGGGATTTAAACTGAATGAACTATCTCTAAGCGATACCGCAGCTTTAATGTATGCTTGCCTTATTCATGAAGACAAAGATTTAACCTATGACAATGTTTTAAATATGATTGACCTTTCTAATCTTGGCAACGTATCGGATGCCGTTAGAATATGTATAGAAGAATCACTAGCGGAGGCGAAGCCTGATGCTGCCCCTTTAGTGGTGAAATCCCAAGCTGGCTAGACCTGTGGGCATTTGGGATATACGACCTTAATTTAAACGAAGATAATTTCTGGAATCTAACCTTAAAAGAGTTCAACGCTCTTTCGGTTAGGTATCGAGAAAATCAGGATTGGCTTAATTATAGGTCTGCAATGATATGTTCTGTTATGGCCAATACTGTTAGAGACTCTAAAAGAAAGCATAAGGCTTGGACTCCAAATGACTTTATGCCATCCAGTGAACGGAAACGAATGACTGATAAACAGATGTATGCACAGGTTCAGGCGATTAATGCGATGTTAGGCGGAATAATAATAGAGGGATAATATGGATATAGGCGATGCTGTTGTAACTATTAATGCTGACGATAAAGCCTCTAAAGTTCTTGACGGGATAAGCGGCAAGATGACAGGGATGTCTAAAACATTCATCAAAGCCGGTGGGGCGATGGTGGGTGCAGGGGTTGCGTTGGGTGGTGGTCTGCTTATGCTTGCTAAAGGTGCTGCTAACTTCGAAGGAAAGATGAGGGAAGTCAACACAATGATTCTGTTGTCTGAAGACGAATTTCAGCAACTTTCTGATGATGTAATGAAACTATCATCGGAATTAGGAGTAGATGCTGTTGAAAGTGCGGAGGCTTTATACCAGGCTATATCGGCAGGGGTTCCTAAAGAGAACGTTATTAGTTTTCTTGAGGTTGCCACTAAGGCAGCTATCGGCGGTGTAACTGATACTGTCACGGCTGTAGATGGTTTAACAACTGTGATTAATGCTTTTAAACTCCCAATGGAAGATGCTCAACATGTTGCAGATGTAATGTTCACAACTGTTGCAAACGGTAAAACTACATTTGAGGAACTGTCAGCTAGTATGTCACAGGCAATGCCTATAGCTGCTAATTTGGGTGTAAGTTATGAAGAGGTGTTTGCAGCCACTGCTACATTAACAAAGCAAGGCGTCCCAACTGCTCAGGCTTTTACACAAATAAGAGCTTCGATGATTGCTTTACAAAAACCAACGGCAGAGATGGAGGAGTTATTAGCGGCCACTGGTTATGAATCTGGACAAGCAATGCTCCAAGCTCTTGGTTATAAAGGGACATTGGAAGCATTAACGCAGGCATCGAATGATAATGATGTATCATTAGAAAAAGCCTTTGGTAGTGTTGAAGCTCTAGGGGCAGTCTACGGAACGACTGGAGAAAATGCGCAATTAGCCGCAGATGATGTTGACGCTATGACCGATTCAGTAGGTGCCGCAACTGATGCCTTTGATGAAATGGAAAAAAGCACAAGTAGGAAGTTTGAAAAAATAAAAGAAAATATCGAAAATATGGGGCTTGCTATAGGTGAAGCACTTTTACCTATATTGAATGACGTAATGGAGAGTTTATTACCTGTAGTTCAGTCATTTAAAGATTGGATAGAAAACAATCAAGGATTATTTGAAACTCTCTTGAAAGTAGCCGGTGTGTTGGTAGGTGCCGGAGGTGTTTTAATTGCCATCGGGATGGTGTCTAAAGCTATTATTGCTGTTAATGCAGCGTTAATAATAATGCACGGATTAATGGGGCCTGCCGGATGGGCGAAACTTGCGGCAGGAATAGCTATAGCAGGTGCGTCCATAGTGGCTGTAAATGCCTTGATGGGTGCTAATGCAGGCGCTGGTGCGAGTGTGGAGATGGTTGGCGGTGCTGACCAAATTCAGTTTGACCCTGACATGTATGATGAATTCTGGAGTCCTGAAAAGGGTTACTATTATCTGCCACGTTTTGAATATGGTGGAATAGTGCCAGGTGCGCCCGGTGAGCCTGTCCCTATTATAGCTCACGGAGGCGAACAATTCGCAGGTGTTGGAAACAAGATAGGTGGAACAACGATTAATCTTAATGTAGAGGGTTCAGTTGTAACAGAAGGGAATCTAATCTCATCTTTAAGGCGAGCATTGATTCTAACCGGTGAACGTGAATCCTCAACGGGGATTGTGTAATGTCTAATCCAGTTATAAAAGTTAATATAGCCTTTGATACCGATCCAATGGCAGTCACACCAACATGGACAGATATCTCCTCTGATGTCCAGTATATCTATACAAGGAGAGGTAGACAGCACGAATTAAACCGTATGGAGGGTGGGGTAGCTGAAATTGAAATCCTTAACACAAGCGGTGATTACTGGCCATTAAATGCAGGTGGCTCATACTTTGGGAAAGTCTTACCGGGGAAAAAGGTTAATATTCAAGCTACTTATAATGCGATAACGTATGACATTTTTACCGGATTTGCTGAATCGTGGGTTACGGGCTGGACAGAAAATCAAATAGCTAAAGTGAAACTAACAGCAGTTGGAGTTAATAAACGATTCTCACGCTATGAAATGAATAACGCAGGGGAAGCGCAGGAATTAAGCGGAACTCGTGTAGGTAATGTCCTTGATGAAATAGGCTGGCCAGCAGCGGATAGAGATTTAGATACCGGACAGACAACAGTTAAGGCTACGGGTGCTCAAGTAGCTGTTAATGCCATGTCCCATCTTTTCTTGGTTCAGGATTCAGAGGTTGGAATTATATTTCTTGCAGCAGATGGTGACGTTCAATTCCAAGATAGATACGCTAGATTAACAGCCCCTTATACTGTAAGCCAAGCTACATTTGGCGAAGATGGTGCTGAGTTAGGCTATAGAATAATAACAGCATCCTATGATGACCAATTTATTTTCAATGATATCAGACGGACTCGTTCAGGTGGCACAGAGCAAACAGCCTCAGACGCTACTAGCCGAAGTGATTATGGAAAGAGTACAGATAACAAAACTGGCTTGCTTATGCTGACTGACAATGAAGCTAACGATCAATGCGATTACATGCTCTCGCAATATAAAGACCCTGCATTTAGAATAAAAGGGCTTGAATTATTCCCAAATCAAGACCCCGCTAATTTGTTCCCCAAAGCTCTTGGTTATGAAATATCAACTAGAATCACGTTAAGAAATAACGAAGCTCACTTGGATAAAGATTTCCATATTGAAGGTATTATGCACTATTATGAGCCACTAAGCGGAAAACCCTGGTCTACCACATGGCAGTTAAGCGATGCATCTAATGTCACATATTGGGCGATTGGAGTAGCTGGGTTGGGTGAAATTGGTGAGACAACAAGGGTAGGATATTAAGGAGTAAATATGATAACAGCAAATGAATTCTTTTCGAGGGTAAGATACCCTAGTGATAAATCTAAGGGTAGTTGGTTGGTTTACCGGCAGATGATTATTGTCCCTGGAATGATAGCCAAACATCTACCGATTACAGAAGCCGTGAGTGATAGTAAACCATTATCGGCGTATGTTAATCATGGGCGCTGGGTTGTGAAATGCGAGTGTGGCGGGGCAGAGAAGGCATGGGAAGAAGGATTATTTATGTGCCAATCCTGTTGGAACTCTAAACACCAGCATAAATTAAGATTAGCGATATTTCCTGAGAATAGGGTAGAGATAGAGGAATCACTACGAATAAGACCACTTGAAAATAGAAACTGGGAGCCAGGCGAAACCTTGTCCTTTCTTGAATCTGAGAACGCAGATCATAAACTTGAACTCCTGGAGGTGAAATAATGGCTTGGGTAGCTGGAGCAGATGTAACAACCGGAGATTTAATATCGGCGGCAACCTGGAATAATTACCTTGGTGCCACTGGTTCTATAGAATACCTATATGATAACTACACTCCTAAATCACAGTTAGATGATTGCATAGTGCAAGACGGGACAGTCGTTGCTTATGCCAACCCCGCAGGGGCGAGGGCAGTCGATACTATATATAGAAACACCTCGGACAAAACAAGAATGGTGAGTATAAGTACGGAACATAATAACACTATATATTCTTACGTTTTAGTGGGGAGTGCGACTCCTCCTACTGCTTATGTTTGCGGGGAGTTAAGCGGGGGAGTAGCTCAGAAGAAAATGCACACATTCCTTGTCCCCAATGATTATTATTATAAATTGGTTGACGGCGGGGGTGTTGTAACAATCAATCTATGGTGTGAGTGGGATATTTTATAATGAAGGTTGTTCTATTCCTTTTATTCTGGGCTTCCTTATTTATAGCATATAATTTTATCTGTCTCTGTTTAAACAATGGTGAAATGGTAGTGCATGAACATTCGGAAATTGTCAGAACAATAGAACTCTGTCTATCAGTCTTTATAGCAGTAGGTTCCTTGGGGTTCGCTATAGGTTATTCAATGAAGGGGGCAAAATGAAATCATCAACATTTAAACAGATTTATGCCTTTGTAATACTCTTTATGACAGTGGGTTGGGCTGTGTTTGCTGTCTGTATGACTTTACACGCCACTCAAAATCCTGATAGTGTTAATGTTATAGTAGCTGGTGGGGCTGATGTTTTGTTAGGTTCAATGATAAGCTGGACTAACGATGTTAAACAATACTTCTTTAGAAAGAAAGCAGAATCGGAGGAATCAAAATGAATACATGGACAGAATTATATAATGACGGTGAATGTAGAATAATCGAATGTAAAAATAGGTTTCAAAAAATAACCTACTATGTTAATCCTTATTCGATAACTCGAAAGGGTGGTGGATTTGGTAGAACTGTAACAATGTATAAAGGGCAGAAGTCTTACTTTGATACACTGAAAGAATTAGAGGGTAAGTAGATGTACGAGTGGCTTTGGAAACACATTGGTGGTAGAAAATGGACTTACATATTAAGAGACCTATGGCATAAGTTTGAGTTTCTATGGATATTTATACTTGTAGGGATAGGGGCAATACTAGGGCGTTCCTGTGAAATAAAAACACTTGGTATTATATTAGCGTCAGTTACAGCAGGTTATATTCTCGGTCATCTATTCTGGGGAACTAAGTATAAGGAAAATCAAGGTGGTTGACTTATTACTTGAAATATTAAAGTTTACTATTGAGGTATTTATCTGTGTAAATATATGTAGTCATTGGAGGCATAAGTGAGTAGAATTGAAGCTGTTGAATCAGAAGTCAAGACGTTATCTAAAAACCTTGAAACATCCATACAGGATAGCAAGCAAAGAGACCAAGACACTCAGATAAATTATAACGATGTCTCCGAGCGATTATATGAAATTAAGAGTAATGACCTTTGGCACTTAAATCTTAAAATAAACGTAACACTAGGTGGAATAGTTTTTATATGTATAATGCTAACGACACTCGGCATTATGATTGCGGTGGACTAATGATTACACTACATTTTAAAAATCTAGGAGAAATATTCGACCCCGAAACAGGACACGGTTGTGAGGGTGGTTATGGCGATCCTGAAACCAGAGAGATATTTGTTGACGAGAGATTATCCCCTGAAGCTGAACTAGAAACAATAATACATGAGGCAGTCTGTCTTTATTGTAAGAAGCGTATCAGTCACCCGAAAATAGATGACTTAACAAGGGATATAGTACATCTATTATCAGACACGGGATATATAACCCTGCGGTCTCAGGAGGATTACTGTATAACATAGTTCTAAGAC